CAAGGCTGATATAGAGCGATTAACAAAGGAAAATACTAAGTTGCAGGAAGATATTACGGCGCTCAAAGAGCAGGAATCAAAGGCATTTGCAGAGCAGAATGAATATGCAAAGCAGTTATCCGAGATCCCGGCAGAAGCTGATTATTCGCAGAATGAAGAGTATGTGAAGCTGAAAACAGAGCATGACAAGATTCTTGCTGATATTGCAAAGCTTGAATCAGAGGGCGCAGACAAGGTTGTTACTGATTTGAAAGCCGAGAAAACCAATCTGCAGGCACAGCTTGATGAAGTGAACAAGGTTATCGCGCAGGCGGCTAACAACATTATGATTGATGATCGTATCGAAACGCTTAGAGACGAGCAGAAAGAAATCGGGCAGAAAGTTGCAGACCAGGAACAGATGCTTTACCTCTTAGAAGAGTTCATTCGTTTCAAGCTGAATAAGGTTTCTGAATCTATCAACAGCCATTTCAAGACCGTAAATTTCAAACTCTTTGAAATGCAGTTAAATGGCGGCATGAAAGATTGCTGTGAGTGCACCGTAAATGGAGTGCCGTATTCGACTTTGAATAGTGGTCACAGAATCGTAGCCGGACTCGATATTATCCGCTCGCTTAGCGAGTTATACGGTGTAAGCTGCCCGATTTTTGTAGATAACGCGGAATCGCTGAATGAGTTCAATGTGCCGGATATGGATGCACAGTTAATTCTTTTGAGCGTTTCAGAGGACAAGCAGTTGAAAGCCGAGGGAGTGTAAATGTCAAGAGTAGGAATTGGAAACAACGTCACACAGCCGGATGCACGGTGTATGTCATGCAAGCGTTGGAAGAGTGCAAGTAAGAGAGGGTTCATGGGTTTAGCAGAATCCGGACATTGTTCTCTTCCGTATTGTGAGAGAGACGCAAGAAATAAAGGAAAGAGAGGAAAAATAAATGGCTAATATGATGAGTTTGAACATTAGTGATGAAGTTATTAAAGCGGCAGTTAGAGAAGAAGTAAATGCAGGAATTGTAAAAGCATTGGGAAATCCGGAAATTGTAGTTCGTGATGCTATTCATGAGATGACGGATAAGTATGTGGACAGCACGGGCGAGTTCGTGGAAAAGGATTCTTGGCGTGCGATGCCATACTTTGATTGGCTTGCAAAAAATACTATTGAAAAAACAGTAAAAGAAGAAATTGAAAAGTATATCAATGAAAACAGAGAGGAATTTGCAAAAGAAATCAGAAAACAGTTGCAGAGTACAAATTTTAAAGAAAGCATTGCAGCATCATTTTTGAAATCGCTTTCTGATATTGCAGAATCCTCTTGGAATATGCCAATAAATGTTTCCTTCGAGCAACCGGAAGACTAATTTTTGGAGGTATCAGAATGAATTATATCAAAGCGAAATTTCCAAACAGCACAAGAAGCTACGTGTATCGCACCGAGGATTCTGCGAAAGCCGGTGACACGGTTGTAAATGCCAAGGGCGCAAAGTTGACTGTTACGGATGAAACCGTGGATATGAAGTGGGTGGATACCTACGGTGCTGATAAGGTGGCAGTTGTGAAGAAGTGTGATGAACCGGAAAGCGGTGGTGACGATGAGAGTTAATCCATGTAGATATTGTGCATTGTCTGTAAACCTTAATGGAAAGCATTGTTCAAGGTATTCTTCCGAAGAGTGCGCAAAATGCGAGAACATTCAAAAACACAGGGAATATCTTTTGAGTCAGCGAAAATTCGCAGAGGGTGAGCAGATTACAAGCATTGAGGAACTTTTGAAACAGGAATGGGTAATGTGGTATCACAGTACAAAGCACATAGAGGTTTTCAAGAATATGCAACTCAATCTTGTTTTGAAATTCCTTAAAAATGGAGCATTTAGAAAAGCAATAAGGAAAGAAATCGAGGAAAAATAATTATGGCAGAGAACACAGAATTAGTAAAGGCAGAAGAAAAGACAGAGGTTGCAACACACAATAACAAGGTTACCGATTACAGCCTTGGAATTTTCGGAACATCCGACAATTTCATCATGGCTATGCAGATGGCAAAAGCGTTAGCCGAGTCAACAATAGTTCCGCAGACGTATCAGAAAAATCCATCTAACTGTTTGATCGCCATTGAGCAGGCGCAGAGAATGCACATCAGCCCACTTATGGTTATGCAGAACCTTTATCCGATACAGGGCAAGCCAAGCTGGAGCAGTAAGTTTTTGATCGCGTCTATCAATGCTAGCAACAAATTCGACATGGAGTTGCAGTACGACGAAACCAAGGACAAGAACGGAAAACCTTATTCTTGCACTGCGTGGACTATGAAAAATGGTCGAAGAATTGAGGGCATGGAAGTTAATATGCAGATGGCAGATGATGAAGGTTGGACGAAGAAGAACGGTAGCAAGTGGAAAACAATGCCGCAGTTAATGCTTCGTTATAGAGCAGCATCATTTTTCTCTAGCCTTAATTGCCCGGAGCTGACAATGGGAATTTATACCAAGGAAGAAATCGAGGATGGCGATTTCAAGGAATATCCGATGGAAGATTTACAGAAACAGGTCAAGCGTGATATTACGGAGAACGCCAACAGTGAGCCATTTGTTACGGCGGAACCTTGTTCAACCGAAAGTGCAGCAGTTGAGCCGGAGAAAGTCGTTGAGAATGACGAGAACGTACCGGACTTTATGAAAGATTAGGGAGGTTGCTATGAGAGTAATTTCGCAGGACGGAACAATTGATGTACCATATGAAGAGGTGATTATTCAGAGATTCAGGTCAAGAATTTATTTCCTGAACAAAAACTTAATAGGTGTTGAGCTGATTACTGATGACATGCAAATTGCTGAATATTCCACCGAAGAAAAAGCAAAGAAAGCCATGGAAATGCTTAGAATTGCGTATGAAAATAATGAATTTTATCATCATACTGCCAATTCAAAATACTTTACGGAAGTTTGCCAAGTGTTAAGCAGCGAAATGTTTAGGAAAAGTACATCAGAATATTTTCAGTTTCCGGCAGAGGAAGAATTGGAGTAGGGTATGGAAAAAGTAAAATGGATATTAAATGGTGTATTTAATGCTGACGCAAATAAGTGTTATGCAGAAATGTGTAGCTTAAATGAAATAACACCTAAAGCGATTCTCGAATATGCAAAAGGAATAAATACCGAATTGCATAAATGCTTTGAGTGGGATAACGATATTGCCGCAGAAAAGTATCGAACCATACAGGCAGGAAATGTTATCAGAATGTTATACATAGAACCAAAGAACGAAGATACACCGCCTGTAAGGGTGTTGAGTAGAACATCTGATACAGTTTATCAGCCGACACGAACTTTTTTGACAAACACAACAGAATATGAAGATTTGCTGAAAAGGGCATTATCGGAATTAGAGAGTTTCAGAAAGAAATATGAAACGCTTTCTGAATTGGAACAGGTATTTGAGCAGATTGATTTAATCACTGCTTAGATAATATATAGCATAAAACAGAACATAACAGGAAAAATTCAGACAGCATATTAAAAAACAACCTATTTTCAAGTGTTTAATCGGTGGGATAAACACCTATTATATAATAGCTTTTAACAAAATATCCATAAAATAGGACAAATAAAAACAGGACAATAAAGCATATGACAGGACATTTTATCTCACTTGTTAAGCACTTGATTATAAGAAAACGCTGATAGCATTTTATAGGCGGTATGATACCGCGTCAAATAATAGAACAAGGAAAAGAACGAAATGACAATGCAGAAAAGAACAATATAGAAAAGGACATTATATCATATCGTTTACAAAGTGCTATCGGCAAGGAAAGAAAAGGAGATTACACAATATGGCGAAAACAGAAGTAATAGAAATCAAACCATTAAATATTAAAACAGCAGAAATTACTATTGTAGGTGACGGAGATTTGATTCTTAACAAAATGAATGACGTAAACGCAAAGGAACTCATTGATAAGCGCAAGGATAAGGCAAAGGACACAGCAAAGCCTAATCCGTGGGAGGCAATTATTACCTCGATGCATTGGTACAATGGAAAACCTACTGATTTTTCAGAGGAAGGGCTTTTAAAGGCATTGAAAGAAAACGCACCTTGCATTACAGGGTTCGGACTTAAAAAGTCATTCGGACAGGCAGTTGTGCAAAATAAGATTGATACATACGCCACAAAGTTTAACGCAGGAGTGAACATTATCGCAAAGGGTGATTTAGTACCTATCAGATTTGCAGAACATCACATTGATGAAAAGTTAATGTCACCAAAGAAAGGTAGCCCTGTATTAGTACATCTTAACAGATTTAGCGGTTGGAGTGCTACATTCACAATTCAGTACACAGAAAACGCCTTTTCTATTGAGCAAATTGTAAATATTATCAACCTTGCAGGATTTGGCAATGGTATCGGAAGTGGAAGGAGTAGCGGTTACGGAAGGTATCATGTAGATGGTATTAAGTAATTTTGATGAAAGTGAGGTGGTTTAAATGCTTATGCGATGTTGCGGTTCATCATCGGCAGGCAACAGTTACGCTTTAATCAGCAACAGTGGCGAAATCCTTTCCATTGAAGCCGGATGCAAATTTCTTGATTTTAAGAAAATGATTGATTGGCGTATTTCTGATGTTGCAGGATGCATCGTCTCACATGAGCATGGTTAGGAGACCATGCACGATACATAAAAGATTTCATGCAGTCTGGCATTCCGGTTTATACGGCATTTGAAACGCAGACAGCACTTGAAACCATTACAGGAGAGCGTACAATAGCCATTCCGCCACGCAGAACACGGCAAATCGGCAGTTTTACGGTTACTCCCTTTAATGTACCGCATGATACAGAAATAGAGTGCTACGGCTATTTAATTGAGCATGAGGAAATGGGTAAGCTTTTATTCTTGACCGACTTGGAATATTGCAGATATGACTTTTCCGGTATAAAGGTTGAGCATATCATGGTCGAAGCCAATTATAGCATGGATTTGGTAGACCGGAATGAGCCAAATTACGAACACCGTTTGCGAGGTCATATGAGCCTTGATACGGCACTTAAATTTATTCAGACGAACGACAACCCAGCTTTACGAAATGTCGTTTTAATACACTTATCGGACACAAGCGGAGATCCCGCGTTATTCCTACAACGAACGAAAGAAACAATTGAATATGGAGCGAATGTTTATGTTGCAGAAAAAGGACTAGAGGTTGATATGAACCTTTGTCCGTTCTGATTGGTTGAAACACCTTGGCGAAAGCCTAAAAGAAACTATCTTGTTTGGCGAATAGTTATCACAAACCTTATTGAAAGCCATGTTTTGGCGGTGCGTTTACCGCGCCGCCCTTACAAAAGATTGGAGGTAAAAATTGAAATTATGTGAATACTGTATGGCTGAATTTGAGCCGAAGCGACCAGATCAAAAATACTGCAGACCCAAATGTGCAAAAAGATACGCACAGTTTAAGAATTTTAAAAAGGCTGGAAGAATTGTGTATACAAGAATATGCCCGAAATGTGGCAGGATGTTTATGACGATAGATGAACGCAAAGTTGATTGCCAAGACTGCATCGGCATTGACATTAAAGAACGATTGAGAAAGCCAAAGAAAAAGGATGATGCAATCAAGGCTGTGAATCACATGGCGCGCGCTTCCGGCATGAGCTACGGAAAGTTTGTGGCTCAAATGAGCATGGAGCAGTTAGAGAGGAAGTGATTGGATGGATTATAAGAAATTTAGACAGGCAAAAGCCATCGAAGCTAAAAACAAGCAGAAATGGCTTGCATTGAATCCAAGGCTTGATGAATCAAGCGGAATCTATATTTTGACAAGGCAGGACGAAAATGGGTTTAGATATGCCTATGTGGGGCAGGCTAAGCATATTTTAACCAGATTGTCGCAACACCTTTCTGGGTATCAGCACATAGACCTTAGCTTGAAGTCTCACGGACTGTATTCAGAGGATAATCCGTATGGATGGAATGTAACATCAGTACACTGTCCGATAGGAGAACTTAATGAACTTGAGCAGTATTATATTAAGTATTGTGCAGACAAAGGTTATCAGCTTCGAAATAAGACGAGTGGATCACAGGGCGAGGGTAAAGCTAAGATTGATGATTACCGTCCGGCAAAAGGCTATTATGACGGCATTAAGCAGGGCAAAAAGAGTCTTGCCAAGGAATTATCGCATATCGCTGAAAAGCACCTTGAAATCCGCTTGAAGCCGGAGAAACAGGGCAATAAGGTTTCCGAGAAACAGTATGAAAAATTCATAAATTTATTAAAGGCAGGAGAGACAAATGGGCGAGATTAGAGCAAAACTGGTTCGAAAATATGAAAATGATGTTGCATGGTATTTTGACGAGTACGAATTAGAGTGTATTGAATGCGGAGCGCATTATATGAGCGGTCGCTATAATAGTCGAACTAATCCTTATTGTCCAATTTGCAGGAGAAAACATGAGAGAGAAAGGCAAAAGAAAAGCAAACTTGCAAAAGCTACAGCATTACGAAATCAGATAGTAGATAGCTTTGTTGATGATTTTTGCAATTACATAGACGAAAAATATCATCGCTTTGCAGATGATGAACGTGTGGAAATGCATGAGTTCGCAAATAAGTGGAAACAGGAGAAACAGGAACGATAATTCTCTAAAAACAATATAAGAAGTTTATGACACTGATTCACGCAAAAAGGGGGCACAGAATGAACGTAGGAAATCAAGCCTGCATAGGTCAAATGAGCCTGTTTGACTTATTTCCAACAGAACAGAGCGAGAATTTTAATCCCATTTCTGCATACGCAATGAAAGGTTCTTTATCTCAAGGCGGAAAGCAACGTATCTTTGAATACTTCTTGGCAAACAAGAACAAGAAAGACAGGATCGCATTCTTGAAAGAAGAGTATGGGATTGGTGGTTTTGGGTTTATGACAAACGAACCGTATGTTGTCCACGATGCTAGGCACGATGCCAAGTCACATGAAATCGAGTATAACGGTGGCAATGGTGTAAATTGGAAAATGAGTATTTCGTATGCGCAATTAGAGAATGAAATTGATCGCTTAATTACAGAAGATAAATATTTGGCAAAAGGAGAGTGATTAAATGGCAGAAGTCAAGTGGATTAAGATCACAACAGATGTTTTTGACGATGAAAAGATTCTGCTGATTGAGAGTATGCCGAGTGCGGATAGCATCATTACGATTTGGTTCAAACTTCTTATTCTTGCCGGAAAACAGAATAACAACGGTGTGTTTATGATGAGCAACAAATTACCGTTCACGGATGAAATGCTTGCCACCATTTTCCGCAGAGATTTGAACACGGTAAGACTTGCACTTAAGACCTTTGAAGAGTTTGGAATGATTGAAGTTGTTGACAACGTGATAACGATTCCGAATTGGAATAAGCACCAAACGCTTGACGCTTATGAGAAGAAAAAGGAACGTGACAGGCTATATCAGCAGAACCGGAGAAAGAAGCAGAAGAACCTAATTGAGCAAAAATCGCCCGATAAATCGTCTGATGTCGCTGTTTCAGATAAAGAAGAAGAAAAAGAAGAAGATAAAGAGAAAGAAAATATAAAAGAAAATTCGCTGTCGACCGATTCCGGAGATTTTTTTGATTTTGACGATGCATGGAAAAAGACTTTTAGTATATACCCCAAGAAAACAGCGTACAGTACCTCTAAAACAGCTTGGATGGATAAAGTGCTAGAAGTTATCGAAGAGAACCAACCGGACATTGCACGGCTGTTATACAAAGCCACAGAAGCATATTTGAGTGACTATCAAGAAAAGAACCCGGACGATACGGATTTTCGGTACATTCCAAAATATGTTGATTGGCTGAAAAATGATTGCGACTATTGGTTGCAGATCGCAGAGAAACGAGGTGATTGCAGTTGACAGAAGCAGAGTTCGGAGTGATCGGGTGCGTATTGATTGACAATGATGTGTTAAATAGTATCTGGCGGACACTGAAACCGGAAATGTTTAGTTCGGATTTTGCGCAGGACACATACAAGGAAATGCTTGCCATGTATGACAGGAATGAAAGCATTGATCCCATGTCTTTGTCAATGGCACTTGAGAATCACAAATACACCCAGGAACAGATTAGCGAATTGATGAAATCCTGTATTACCGGAACAATCACTTCAACCATGGTTAAAAGTTATGCCGATGCGGTTTCGAAAGAATACAAAGCAAGAACGGTTCGTGACATGTATCAGAAATCCAGTTTAAAACCATGTGACATTGATGATACAATCAGCGATCTTCTTACAAGACTTGAACATTTGCAAGAGGGGAAAGAAGTAAAGTTAAAACCAATGAAGCAGATTTCAGTTGAGAATAAAGACAAATATTTCAACGAAAGTGTTGGAGAGGGCGGTATAAAAATCGGGTTATCGCAACTTGATGATGCGCTTGGAGACCTTGAACGCGGTGACGTAACAGTAATTGCTGCAAGACCGGCAGTTGGAAAATCCGCACTCACAACGCAGATTATTGGGAATATGGCAAAAAGGGGACTTAAAGTTGCGTATTTCAACTTGGAGATGAGTGATAAACAGGTGTATGAGCGATTTATTTCAAGGATTGCGGAAATCGGCTTAACGAGAATCAGAAGAGCAAAAGCGTTTCTTGGCGATGAGCAGGGAAAATTTAACCAAGCAAATGAAGAAATGAGTGATTATCAATTATGGATTGCATCCGGAACTGTATCTCCGAGAGAGATAAAGTCAGAATGCAGGCACCAAAACTTTGATGTTATCGTTGTCGACTATCTGCAATTGCTTATGCCGGATAACAGATATTCTGGAAGAAATGAAGAAGTAGCATCAATTTCAAGAGGTTTAAAATCGGTTGCAAGAGACTTAAATACCCATGTGATAGCACTTTCGCAGATAACAAGGGCTTCCGAAAGCAGAGACACAAAAGAGCCTACCATGGCAGAGTTGAGGGAATCCGGGGCAATCGAACAGGATGCATCAAACATAATTATGTTGTGGAATCTATCAGACAATGACAAGGGAGCCAAGGGTGTAAAAATCGAGAAGAACAGACAGGGAATGACAATGCGTGAAGCAATGGAATTTGATGGAGATCACATGAAGTTTGTTGAAATCGAAAAACCACTTGATGATGTTGTTGCGGAAATCAAAAAGAAAGAACGTGGGGACGGATTCAAACCATACAATGGCGATTGTCCGTTTTAGAGGTAGCGGATATGGCAAGTGCAAAGATCGAAAAGGGTTCGGAAGAATGGCAAGTATTTATGGATTATTGGCAATTCATTCAGAAATACTATTCACCGGACAGCACTGATTCTTGGTGGGATGAAGTTGTAAAAGCCGGAGAATCATTGATAAACAAATACAAAGGCATGGAGATTGAAGAGCGCGCAAGACAGCTTGTATTGAGTCATTTTGCATGGTTGGAAATCACATGCAGAAAGGAGAAATCAAAGAAATGAGCAATGCGTTGAGACGGAATAAAAAGCCAACATTTTACACAAAACAGGAAATGCGGATTATCGGGCGAAATGATTTTGAAAAGAGAAATTCTGATAAGGTTATATCAAAATCATACAAAGATTTTGTCGTGATTGGGTACATAATTCTGCATGACAAATTTGGGTTCGGACAGGCAAGAATCATCCGGTTGCAGGATTTTTTGAAATCCTACTTAGATGAAGCAGCATCCGGTGGAAAGAATGGCAAGGACTTGGCTGTTTACCTGAAAAGTAAATACGGAATCGACATCAAAGAGGAAATCGGAAAAATTCCACAGAGACAGTTAATGAATATGTATGCAAAGAAAGGTTTTTGCATCGAGCGTGAAGCCTACAGGCTTTCCAGCGCATCTTTGTTTAACTATTTTGCATTCACGCTTACGATTCTGAAAAAGGAATTTAAGCTGTCTGTGAAACAGTTACAGTATTTCACGGACAAGTTCATCGACTACATTGACACACTGGCTAATTACAAGCAGTTTCAGTTGACTGTGCCGATGATAGCACAGAGTTTGGCGGATGAGATTAAGTTTGTATGTGATTTGGAGGTTTAATATGACGAATAAAGAAAAATACGGAAATGAGATTATAGAACTTGCGATAGACGAAGGAGTGCTTGCATTAAAGAATGGAGAGCCTGCGCTTTGCGCGGAAATTAAATGTGAAGATTGTGATTTCCATAAATCTAATTCGTGCGAAGAAAGTGTGTATAATTTCCGAGAATGGCTTAATTCGGAATATGTTGAGCCACCTGTTGATTGGAGCAAGGTTGCAGTCGATACGCCGATTTTGGTAAGAGATAACGAATGTGGCAACTGGAATCGGAAATATTTCGCAAAATACGAGAACGGAATGTTGTACGCATGGGCAGATGGTACAACATCGTGGAGTGCGTTCTGTAGTGACGATATGACCAGATGGAAATTCGCAAAGCTGGCAGAAAGTGAGGAATAAGCATGGAGAGATTAACAATACGTTCAAAAAACAGTGATATGGTTTGGTTTAAGGATGCAGAGAATGGTAATGCACACCTTGAACCATGTGAAATGACTGCACATCATAACAGAATGGCACTTGATAAGCTTGCCACTTATGAGGATGCCGAGGAACAGGGAAGAATGATTATTTTCCCATGCAACAAAGGAGACAAGCTCTACGAGTTTTATCGTGAATGTGTAGAGGACAGATTAGGAGCCGGGGAGACACCGGAAGACATCATTAATGTGAGAAAAGTGTATGGTTTTGAATATGAGGATGATGTGTTGTATATCCGAGCTTCTTATCATTCAAACCATTCAGAACTCTGGGGCGGATATGGTGAAGATACGCCAGAGTTTCCGGTAAGTGAGATAGGTAAAACTGTTTTTCTTACATACGAGGAAGCCGAAGCCAAGTTGAAAGAAATGGAGGAAAAGGATGCTTAATGAAATTTTCGATGTGATGAAATGCTTTCCGAAGAGTTATCTTACTCAATTTGGAGAACTTATTTTATCAGACAAAGGGAATGTATATTTTATAGCAAAAGACTGTAATACACAGAACGATATTATCTGTAAACTTTTAGAGTGGTGTTCCAGACCACTTGCAAAGGGAGAACCTTACCGCCAAGAGAAGAGAAATAAAGAATGGAGGGAATCACTTCTTTCTGGATACAATGAATATCTCGGAACACAATTCACGCAAGAGGATATGTACTGGATTTATGATAAACTCGGAAACGCAGTCAATCACGAATTGACGTTGAAATTTATTACAAGCGGATATGATTTGAAACTTGTATATCCGAAGAAAGGAGAAAGTCATGGAGAATAGATTTTTATCCCGTGGAAAGCGGAAAGATAATGGCGAATGGGTGGAAGGATATCTGATTGTAGACGAGAAGGACTACTCTAAATATTTTATCGGGTATGTGCTTGGGACTAATGAAGATGGTGCTCCTCACGATTTGGATGTCGTGCAGGTAGACCCATCCACAATTTGTCGATGCACCGGACTTAAGGATAAGAACGGCAAGCTGATCTGGGAGAATGACGTTTGTGATAGAAAAGAAGAATATCCGGAAATTGTAAAATATAATAAGGGCGATTGGACGCTTGATTATAGTTACTCAAAAGATAGAGAAAGCGGATATTGCTACTGTAATTTAGGATTTTACGTACTCGAACGAAAGTGTGTAGAAGTTATCGGCAACGTTTTTGATAATCCGGAACTGTTGGAGGTGTAGGAATGACGGAGAATGAAGCAATTGAAGAATTAAAATATGATTGTAACGAACTTGGAAAAGCGATTCCGTGTGATACATCATGGGGAAAATCATTTGAAAATGCTTATGCAATGGCAATCAATGCACTTGAAGAAATTGAACAGTACCGCACGATCGGAACAGTGGAAGAATGCCAGAAAGCGATGACTGTAAGAAGAGAGGTACAGGAGATCGTTGATCAACAGCTTATTGCTGGGGAAAACAGTTACAAAGAGATATATGCTTGCTTTTGGGAAATAGTAAAAGTAGTTCAGGCGAATTATTAGACAGGAGGGCAAACGATGAGACTGATTGACGCGGATGCGCTAAAGAAAGATTTAAAATCGGTTACTTTAAGCAATGGAACTTTAGTAAATACAAATGCAGTATTGTATTTACTAGAAGAATATCCGACGGCTTATGATGTAGACAAGGTTGTGGAACAGTTGGGAAAATTGAAGAAAGCAGAGCAGGACAGACCAGATGATTGCGACGAGGACGGATGCGGAGACGGCGAACAGATCTACGATGATGGGAGAAGCCAGGGAAGATTTGAAGCATTTGGCAAAGCAATCCAGATTGTGAAAGGCGGTGGAGTAAAGTGACAAGAGAAGATAAAGAAGCAATTTTAAATAGTTTTGACGAAACAATGATACAACCGGATGAAGCAATGAACCTCACAGAAATGAGAGCATATGTAAAAGGTTTTGAAGATGCTAGAAATGCAATGTTTGATGCGACTGACAAGTTTTATCGAAGTAATAAGACGGATTAGAACCGTAGAGAAGAGGTGCACTGATATGTCAAAAGCAGCATTAGTTATGGATATGCCGGAATCATGTGATATGTGTGATTTTGTAGATGATGAGCAACCGCCAAGATACGGAGAAAAAACATTGTATTGTGGAGTACCGGGAATGGGAGAGGACGTAACAGATTATATAGAATGTAGACCCGAATCTTGCCCGCTCCGGGAGTTGCCAGAGAAGATACCAGAGTTGAAATCTGGTTATGAAGATCTCGGCACATCAATACGTCGGGTGGGTTGGAATGCCTGCTTAGATGAGATTTTAAAGTAAATTGAAAGGAGTGAGAGGTTTTCCGTTAGATTGGATGATTTAAAAGCAATAAAACGATGAATTTGTTGCATAAAACGCAACATAAACAAATTCAAAGTGCACTATTGTAGATATGTGCACGGAATATCAGAAAGGAGCCGGAACCTATCCGGATAAAAGGCGCGCCGGGTTCCTTTTGAAGAAAATGATACATGGAGAATTGATAGTTGACAATTTTGCCGGTGGGGGCGGCGCTTCCACTGGTATAGAAATGGCAACCGGATACAGTGTTGATATTGCAATCAATCATGATCCAGAAGCAATTAAGATGCATAAGGCTAATCATCCGAACACGAAGCATTACTGTGAAAACGTCTGGGCGGTTGATCCGGTAAAAGCCTGCGGCGGTCATCCGGTGGCTCTTGCTTGGTTTAGCCCGGACTGTAAGCATTTCAGTAAGGCAAAAGGTGGAAAGCCAAAGGATAAAAACATTCGTGGTCTTGCATGGGTAGCCTGCCGATGGGCGGGATTGGTACGACCGAGAGTAATCATGCTTGAGAATGTGGAAGAATTTAAAACTTGGGGACCACTTGGGCGGCGGCACCATCCGATTAAGGCAAAGCAGGGGAAAACCTTTGAAAAATTCGTTCAGCAGCTCACAGATTTAGGCTATGAGGTAGAGTTCCGGGAGTTGGTTGCGGCTGATTATGGAGCACCGACCATGCGCAAACGATTCTTCATGATCGCGCGGTGTGATGGAAAGCCGATAGTCTGGCCAGAGCCGACACACGCACCGGCAGACAGTGACGAGGTCAAGGCTGGGCTGCTGAAACCGTATGTGGGAGCATACACGCAGCTTGACTTTTCTCTTCCATGTCCGTCCATTTTTGATACGTCCGAGGAAATCAAAGAGAAATACGGGATCCGGGCAGTGCGTCCGCTGGCTCCGAAGACGATGGAGAGAATAGCACGAGGACTGAAAAAGTTTGTGCTTGAGAATCCAGAGCCGTTTATCATCCCGATTGGATATGGAGAGAGGAAAGGACAAGCCCCTAGAGTACATGATATAGAGAAACCATTGCCGACCATAGTTGGAAGTGGAAAACATTATCTGTGTGAGCCGTACATGGTGCAGATTGGTCAGACTGGTTTTACAGCAGACCGGA